ACGTCTACATTAGATATACTTGAACCTACTGCGATAACTTTACCAAGCGATTCATGTCCATGCATGTGAGTTGGTAGTAAAGGAAACTCTCCCTTATACATTGCTACATCACTACTACATACTCCGGTGTAAATACTCTGAACTTCTATCTGGTTGTGTGTATGGTTAGGCTTGTCGTACTCTTGCCTAAATATATCCATCTTGCCAGTAGTGTAGTATTGATCAACCTTCATGGTATGCCTCTAGGTTCTTGTGTATCCAAGTATCAATATGTCTGTGTAAGTCGTATGGTTCTGTTTGACCAACTGCTATCATACTGCCGTATGCATCAGCTGGACATAAACCAAAATTCCATTGGTACATACTATTCTCAGTATATATCCTAATACTTTGGTCATCGAAACCAATTTTCCAACTAGCCTTAATGTTAATAGGATACTTGTCATCGACGTACCATGTTTCTTGAGCATAATCACATACGTTGTAGATGCCTCCCATATGCATTGGACCATAGTCACTACCTTCTAAGTCACCTAGTACATGCTGTTGGACCATACTGTGACTGCTACGATCCATTTCAGGTACACCGCCAAACACTTTAATCAATTGACAATACAAATGTGGGAATAAATCTAATGCAACTCCTCCCCATGCTTTACGTCTTTGTGTGCTCCAGCCACCCGGATTTGGTACTCTATTAGCATTAAACCATGTAACATCTATACCTACGAGCTCCTCTCCTCCTTTTAAAAAGTCATCTACAGCACCATAATTATTTCTATATAAGTTATTTTTACACAATATAAACTTAGTGTCTTCGAAGTCTTCGCATAGTGCATTCCATTGTGATGAACTGGGCAAGCCTGGCTTCTCAATGAATATACATCTATTATCTCTAGAAGCTAACGCCCTAGCGATTGAATCGTGTGTAAAGTTGGGAGTACAAATAATACAAACATTATAGTTCGATGTTACTTGTTTTACGTCTTTAAATGTTGCACCACTAACTACAGAATCTACTGTGTCTACAGTATATCCTAACTTAATAAGCTCAGGCAAATAAACATTACTGCCTATGCCACCTAATCCAACTAATAGTGCTTTCATTACTTATAACTCCGCCACTAGGTTGCCCAATGCTTCTTCTTGGATAGCATCAAACTCACCTTCTACTTGTTGCTCTACTTCTGCTTCAAAGAACATGCTTGCCGCACTTGAATTAAATGCCGTGTCTGCATCTTTGTGCTTGTTATTACTAACATCATCTAAGAACGGATGTGCGTCATCTAATAGTTTGTGTGGGTTATCACTTACAAATAGTTCTTTAACAAATGAATCAAACATTAGCATATTTCTAGGCGTGTACAAACTTTCTTGATTAAGTTTCTTACCTTTCTTCTGCCAGTTCTTCCAATCTAATTGATAGTTCTCTATCTCTAATGTTGCTAGGCTGTTTGCTTCTTGTACTGCTCTAATGTGCATGTAAACATTGTGTGCCATTAGTATACCGTATGTGAAACTATCCCAAGAAGTTTTACCTTCTTTGTGTATTTTGTTTAACATACCTGGAGCATACCAATTAACATCACCAGTAACAATTCTACTACCAATCTCACTCTCCCAAGGGAAAGGATTGTTAGACAAGTTGCCAGGTGAGTGATGACTAAATGCTTTGTTATCAAAACACTTCTCCATAATGTAACTCATCTGATCACTAGTAATTTTGTTTCTTGTGTATACTAAACCATTTGCACTACTAATGTAAGGACTAGCACAATCAAAACTAACTATGATGTTAGGGTTAACATGTTCTCTTAACTGTCTCTGTATGCTTGTGAGCATCACACCCCATTCAAGTTTACTTGTACCTAAGAAGTGTATCCAGTCTTTGTCTTGTAGTAGTTCATCATCACGCAAAGTAATAATACGTTTCAGTGCCATGTGCATGTCGCGGATATTGTTACCACCCATGCCCCAACCTTCTAATCCGTCAGGTCCTTCTGAGTAAGGCTTAACTGTTTGATACCATTGTTCTGCATCTTCCCAATATGTTCCTTGCAACACATTTAAGAACTTTGTGTATCCTAAACGATTATCTTTAAACCAACCTAAGTTATATGTAGTACACTTCAAACATTCTTCAAAGCTCTGTAGTCCAGTCTTTTCTTTAAAGCCAGGCTTACATGCCCAACTAGGAACATCAAATGTCATACTCCAGTCTGCAGTATGTTCTAACCAAGCAAGGATTTTAGCCCTAACTTTATCAGCATCACCTTTGTAGCCCATGTCACCGGGCTTCTCGAAAAAGTTTGCCCAGTCAAACTTAATAACACCCTTACCAATTTGGAAACCACCGGAGTCTCCTACAATAGTTGTATTACTTTTGTCTCTATATTGTATAATATGTTCCATGACCTTACTTTTCTCTATATCGAGATAAGCATGACCGGCACTATAAAGTGCTTTGTCATAATAATAGTAACCTTTTTCTTTATCCAAGAAGTTCATGCCTTCGAAGCCATGTTCAAATCCATTTGGGACTCTACCGTCTGGGATATATCCAGGCACATTTTTACATCTACCTAGTAGCTCTGTCATAAAGCCACTAATTGCTGGTAAAAATGTTGCATAATCGCTATGCGTCTTGGATAAATCTCGCATTACCTTCTCGCTGGTAATAAGTAAGTATAAACACCCAATCCACTATCTACAATAATTTGTAATAATCCTTGATTGTTAATACTTAATACCAGATTGCTGTTGTCTCCAAGTCTAAGAATCTTTAACACTATCTCTAAGGGCCAGTTCCATTCGGAAGTAAGTTCTCCTTCAACGTTGTTACTAACTAGGATTTTAGTCCTATCACTTGCTTCGCCACCTACGAAGAAGTACAATGCACCATTCTCTGTCTTAGGTGTAAAGTTTTCTTCGTATCCAGCTTGAACACCATTAAAGTATGTTAAATCCTTTAACGCTTTTACACTAGGTAAAATGTTTACGTCAAACTCAGCACCTTTAAACTTAATGTCTTTAAGTTGTTGATTAATAACATCTGCTAACATAAATCTATAATGTGCATCGTTACCATTAACGTCCTTAAACATAACTTCAACAGGAGTTTCTGTTCCATTTCTGTTTTGTGTAACTACTTCTACTGTTCCATCTTCAGCATCAAAGCCAGGATAGTTAATAAAACCAGCCAACACACCCATTCTGCTTAGACCAATTGTTGCATCTGCAAAGTCTACTACAGGGTTAATTGATTGTCCTTTAACAATAACTGTCTTGTCTGCATCAACAGTCTCAATCTCAGTTATCTCGTTGGTTCCTCTAATTTTTGCCATTTCAAAAATGCCAAGACCATGTGTATGTCTTAGTACATCTTTAAAAAAGTCTTTTACATAATTATTCATATTTTCTCCGGTGATATATTTGTAATAACATTGTACTACATTTATTTAGGCAAGTCAAGGTTTTTCTTGCCTTTTATTGTGTCTAACATCTTAATAGTATTAAACATATCTTTAATTGGATTGCTATCGTCCAGCTGTTTTATGACTTCTAGCATAATCATTAGGTCTCTAACTATGTCTTCAGTAATTTCAAAATCACCTATAGTAATTGATGAGTCTGTAGCTAAATCATCCCAATCAGAAGATAATGTAATTGTAGGTGCGGCTGTGGATGCTGTTATTGTGCTAGTTGTAATAGTTCCATCTAAATCAAAGTCTGACGGTATTGTGACTGTTCCACCCGTACCAGTATTAAATGAAACAGAATTAGCGTTAGGTACCGCAGTATAAATGCTATTGTTAAAACTATGTTTATATGTACTCATGTACTATCCTCTCTAAAATTCAAAAAATTGTTGGAATGCCGCACTATCATTAGCACTCTTAAGATCCCAATTCATTACGCCTAATACATTTTGTATCTTTTTATCCAATACTGCTTCTTCCATTGCCTCTTCGTCGAATGGCATATCTTTAAACCATTTTGGAATTTGCATTTCGTCTGTTGGATATGCAATACTTGTATAGCCCATTGGGTTTGGTTTTAATCTACATACTACGACTTTACTGCCGTCCATAATTTGTAAACTATAGTTGTCTCCGTTAGCAAATCGCATAGCATTGTAATTAATACTAGCTCTAACATGTCCTGGTATCATTTTGTTCTCGCCGGTATCGGCGGCACTTGCCATACCAAACATAGTACTGCCAGTTGGCATTGTGTTTTGTTGCTTCTTGAGTTTGTCAGTGTACTTGGTTAAGTTGTTAACACGTTTAGGCATTCCTTTCCTCCACGCATTTAATTTACCAAACGATTCTTTAAAGTCCTTAATCATTTGTATTACTTCAGACTCTTCTTTACCTTCCAATGTAACATCTAGTATCTCTTCTAAAAAGTCTTGTATGAATTCAGGTGTGTCTGAACGCTTAATGTCCATACCCATAATTTTAAGGTAGCCACCTTCTGGTTGATAACCTTCAATGTCTAAACATTTAATTGCATAACGTTTCTTAGTAATAAAGATACCGGACTTACCAACTACTTCTCTACCTGCTTTAATAACACTACCCATCTCTATTGGAGTATTAAAGTTTTGCTTCATAAACTCTGGGAAGGTAGCACTAACTTGGTCACTGATACGATCATACAAGCTAACTGCACTATCCATATCTAAATGCATATCATCAGGTAAGGCAGGCGTTGCCGTAAAGTACACTGAATCAGTGTCCCCGTAAATGATTGTGTCGCCTGTATGATCGTAACTTCCTGTGAGCAACTCATTCACTTTTGCTCCCATGTGGCGTGTGATACGCCTTCCGGTCAAAGTAGTACTCTGACCAATACGTTTGTCAAAGAACCTACAGCCTGGATTAAGAATCGCTCCATACAAACTGTTTAAGTTAATCTTTTTAACTAACTGTCGCTTGTCATAGAATGCTTTCTGTGCGTCTGTGGTAGCTGTCCTCATCTTTGCTTGTAGTTCTTGTCGTTCACTATACCAACGCTCTAGTAAGCCTGGCACAATGCCTTGTACATCTGTTTTAAATATAGTTCCGTTACTACTAATACTCCAAGGTTGACTACTGTTGAATATTAAGTTGTATACATCACTGCCAGTTACTTCTACTGTAGTGCCGTCTTCCATATCTAAATTCATTGTTCGCTTGTTGTCTTTCTCCATAACAAGTTCGTATTCGTTGCTACCAAACTTACCTAACCAAGCATCAGCAAAAGACTTCTTCTCTAGTCTAATCTTTGATTCAACTTCTTCATCAGTAAAGTCAGGACGCAACTGACCAACAATAGTTTCGTTAGCCATATTCAATGCACGGAACACACTAGGATATAGACTGTTAATATCCATACTGCCAATCCATTCGTGAAATCCTTTCTTGGGTGTTGCCACAAAGGCGCCAGCCGCTGTTGTTCCTTTCTTACTACCGCCTCGCTTTCTATCGGGTACAACCATGCCACGTCTATGTGCTTCGTTAATGATTGCTTGTTCAGTAGTTGCCACAGCACCCATTGTAGTGTACAGTAGTACCGTGTTGTCATGTGCAATAGTATTTGCTAAGTCAATAAACTGTAGTTTCTTATCCATACGAGCAATAAGCATAACATCTTGTATGTTATACTCTAAGAATCTACCAAAGTCATGATTGTATAATCTATCTAGTGATCCATCATAGACAACTTTCTTCTCGCCTAATTCAACTTCACCAATAGCATCTAGTCTGTAACTGTGTCGTTCCTCATAGTTATACTTACGATATAGTTGCAAGTAGTCTAAGTGTACACGACCAATTAAATCATAGCTCTGTCTCTCAGTACCAAAACTCTCATACATTCTTTCCTTGGGCAACTGCTTAAACAAACACATCTGTCTAGTTGCACTACGTCCTAATATCTTAATGATCCTATTAATAGTGTAAGGGATATCATACCCTTCGCTGTTCCAACCTGACAATATATCTGCATCATCAATTAGTGTGAGGAATGTTCTAAGCATTTCTGCTTCGTCTTTGAATAGTATTACTTCTTTGTATTCTTTTGCAATGCTCTCAGCCTGTTCCCAACTTAATGTCTTAGGCGGAACTGCTAAACACACCATAGTATCCATCCAGTCTAAGTAAAAACCAATTGCTGTAATAGGCATTAGAGCATCTTCAGGTGTACTAAATCCGTTAACAGGATCAAAGTCTACCTCGATGTCAAAGAAGCATGTGTGCAACTTAGGTGGCTCAATGTTTAGATAGTTTTTCTCTAGAGTTTTGTTTACAGGCTTAACATCAGTTTCATATAACTTACCAGTTGCTTTATTAATAGCAATGTTCTTTCTAAACTCTTTGAGAGTTTTACATCTAACTTCAGTTACAGACTCGCCATAAATGCTTCGTTTCTTTCCTCTAGGATCGCTAAAGAAAAAGTTATACTCTGGTTGGTGTGTGATAATCTTACGTTCGCCATTTACTCTTTCGGCTACATAAATTTTATCTTTGGTTTTGTCGTGAAATGCGTCGACGTAACTCATATAAGAACTGTCCTAAAAATTAAAGTGTTTTGCCAACAGTTTCCAGGATAGTTTCCAGCTCGTCGAACTTAGCTCTTTCGTCTGTAAACTTAGCTTTATGAGCAATTTTAACTGCTTTCATAAGTACTCCGGGTTTAAGATCCATCTCTTCTGCTATTGATTTAACAGTTTCTCGTAACCCTTCGCTTAGTGCGTCTACTTCGTAAAGAACTTGGTCGCCTTCTTGGACTAGTTTCTTTAATCTTGATTGTTCTTCTGCGTTGAATGTTTTATTAAATGCCATTTTTACCTCTTTGTACTGTGTATTTGAATGTAATAATATTTATTAGACTTGCTCTTATTATACACTAAATGCTGGCTAAGTCAAGAACTATCATTTAGATAAATACACAGTACATACAGTAACAGAACTAATAAAAGTTTTGTAGGAGACACAACATGGCAGACAAAGAAGAAAAAGCAGAAGTAAGTATGAGTCGTGCAGAATACGATGCGTTGAAGGCGAGAGCCGACGGCGAAGACCCTACCACTGGAGGTAGATACGACCAACGAGGTTTTAAAACTGTCGAAGGTATGGAAGATGTAGACCTTAACAAAGATGGTCATATTTCAAATAGTGAGATGGACATGCATCTAGAGTTCAAACGAAAAGAACTTGAAGATGCAGATGCAATGAGAGATGCTCAACGTAAGATGGCATGGTTCTCATTACTTGGAATGTTACTATATCCAGCCGCAGTAGTTGTTGCTAGTTATACAGGACTAAGCGAAGCACAAGCAACACTAGGTAGTATGGCACCAACATACTTTGTAGCAGTTGCTGGTATCGTAGCCGCATTCTTCGGTGCTCAAGCATTTTCAAAAGGTAAATAAGTAACATGGCATTCACAAAATACTTTACAAGAATGATTACTCGAGAAGAGTTAGTCGACGAAGACGTTATCGAATACTTCGATATCGTGCAAAGTATTGTGGCTACTAAATTACTAACTGCTTACGACGAAGAAAAAGAACAAGTAGGCATAGAGGTTATATCATATACAGACGAGGACAAAGACGGAAACCTATTCATTTACGAAATAGTATTAGATGAAGAGATTAATCCTGAAGAAGGTGATGAGATTAGTAGTATTCTATTTGGAGAATTTGATAACATAACATTCAGTTTCGAAGCCAGTATTGAGATATAACCTTGGCTAGAAATAAACACGGTATTCCGTTTCACCCTTCGGAATACGATCCGGACTATCCCAGAATAAAATGTATACAATGTGGACTAATGAATAGTTGCACACATTTACCTATGGATGCTGAACCTTGGTACCCAAGACTACCTATCTTACTTGAAGGTGGTATTGTTGAAAGCATAGGCGACATACAGTTTCATCCATACACAATACATTCGCTAAATGCAATAGCACAATCTAAGATATTACAAGGCAAGATAGTTATAGAAAACTTTATACACCCTGAATTGTTGGATAAACTTAATGTTAACTGGCCCACTGACATGTATACTATAGAAGTTAACGGCAGACTACAAGCAGATATAGATTGTAATGATGCATATCAAGAGCTAAGTGATTTAGTATTCAATCACGAATACATTAGAATAGCTATAGCAGATAAGTTTGAGATATATCAAGAGCATGAGTGTAGAGTTTGGCTATGGGAAGATAGTAATCAGTTTACAATTAATGATGTACATGTAGACTGCGACTTGTTTGGCATTACGTTTGGCATGTACTTGCCAGGCGATGACCAAGTATCAGAGTTTGGTACACAGTTTTGGAAACCAAATGACCTTGAAGCAGACTTAACTAAAAGTTTAATAAGAGAAAACTGCACACTAATAAACCAACTACCGTTCACTAACGGAACAGCATACTTTATACCGAGATCTGCACAGGCTTGGCACAGTAGTCCGATAATTAATAAAGACATACGGAGAAAACATGTATACGGATTTTATACAATCGCTGAATAATATGATTTATCAAGTCGAGCAGTCAGAACTGCTTGAAGAACCTTGGCCCCACATGTATGTTAAAGAACCTATTAAAGACTATCGTATGTTCACAGACTATCACAATACTCTTAACGAGAACTTAGTAGGTGGGGAAGAACAAGATGGTAGAATAGAACATGTTTTAACTCCAGTAGATGTTACAACCTCTGATCTCCGACACTTCAACAAGTTAATGGATAAACTGTTTCACACTATTGCTAACAAGTTTGATGATGATGTACAAGAGGCTCCGGATCCTACTGTTAACTTTTGGACAGACACTAACAAACTATTAATAAACGATATCCATACTGATGAGTTCTTTGATCCTACATCATATACTATTAGTGCTATGATTTATTTGCCGTTAGACAATACTATGAAGCATTACGGTACTAAACTGTTTACTTACATAGGTGATAACATAAACGAAGATGCAGTAACAGATGAAGGAATGCATCAACCTCATATGGCACACAAAGATAAAGAGCATTTATGGAAACACGAAGTTACTGCTCCTTACCTACCTAACACAATGTTTATAACAACCAATGCTAAAGGCTCGTGGCATCAAGCACCAACTAATATCGCTGAAGGTGATGTAAGAAGAAGTGTTATGATTAGATGGAAGTGCGAGTATTAACTAGCAATAGCTCTGTCAGACATTCTACGCCAATTGGTACCATCATTAAATACAACTGTTGCCCCACCCGTTTCATTAGTACATAGTGCTAAGTCTCCTGCACTCACTGTACTAGGTAAAGTTGCTAACAAATAGCTAGGTAGTTGTGGCAAACCTGTATCTCTTTGAAGATATCCTGTGTCAGCGAATGTAGCATTGGCGCCTGTAATTGCACCCCAATTGCTAGTGAGTGTTGTATTTGCTGTAATTAAACCGTAGTCTGTAAGTTGTCCAAAGGATAATGCTGTTACTTTATCTACGTCAGTTGTACTTGAAACAGTACCTTCCCAAACAATAATACCTGTCGAACTATTGTATGAAAGTTCATCGCCGGCAGTTGAGTTGTCTGTGACGCTAATGGCACCACGTGCTCTTGGGTTAGTGTAGTATAAGCGACCCGCTCCTTCTGGTAAACTGTCTGTGCTTAGGTTACCAACTCGGGTGTCTACCCTAGCATCAGTGTAATACAAATTAGTTTCTTCTGTAACACTTGAAGTCTTAAGTCCAGTTACAGTTGCATCGGTTACTGTGATACCAGTAGTGAATGTCTTTTGACCAGCAAATGATTCTGATCCGCTGTTATGCATAATACTTGCATTAGCAATCTCAGTAACAATCATTTGGTCTATTCGACCTGTTGTAGCAAATTCGCTGTCGTCACTATTCCAAGTTTCACCTTGAGTAACATATGACGCCGCCGCAAAGTCTTCAACTCCTACTGCGCCACCAAGTAGTAATGTACCACTTGCGTTTGGTATAGTAATAGTTCTATCTGCTGTTGGGTTTGTTGCTGTTAGAGTAGTTTCATGATCGTCAGCTGAACTTCCTTCAAATACTAGACTTTGTTGGACTTCTATTGTTGTAGAATCAATGCTAGTCGTTGTGCCTTCAACCGTTAAGTTACCAGAGATAGTTAAATCTCCAACTGATTCAGTTAAAATTTCGTTCCAAACAACGGAACCACCAGTTTTAGTTGCTATCTTAGTAAGCTCGTTTGACTTATCAAGCCAAATATCACCTGTACTAACGTCATTTGCAACTGGTGTTGTTCCGCCGCCAAAGACCTTACCACCACGTTTACCTATCTGATATGAGGTGCTCGTAGTGCCTTTGGCATTCATCATGACTGCCATATATTATACTCCGATCTGTTATTGTAACAGTCTAGAACCCTAAGGGTTCTAGTTCTAAGTTATAATACTATTTATCTTTTGTCTGTCGAAAACTATACTAAATATAGTTACACCTTAGAAAGTAGATCCTTGTCTATGGAATACATGGTTATCAATCCTTGCAACCAACATGTATGCGTCTGCCCAAGAAGGATCTGCTAACTTGTCATTGTAATAATGTGTTGCACCAAAAGTAGGATCATACATTTCATTTTTAAGAATTGTTGTAGCAACGTTAAGACTTTGCTCCCAAGCCTCCATGTTATGTTTGATAATTTTTCCGTTTGATGTTTTCAAATAGATGACATCGCTTTTGCCATCGCAGTACCATGAGAATTGACATTTGTGTAACCTAGGTACTAACTTACCTCGCCAGTTCAATCGTAAATGAGCCTGATAAACTACAGCACATATTGTATCGGGATATTGTATGTGATTAACTCTATTAAGTGTTACATTTCCTACTGCTACTTTACCCGCAATACTTTCACCACGTGCTTCGTGATAAATGTTTGTAGCAAGACAATGCATTTCATTTATGTCTATTGGTTTGGGTAATGGGGGTTCTGGTGCAACAATCACAGGTTCTAATGTTGCAACACTTTGAGGTAAACTTGTTAATAAAGTTTTCTCAATTATCACAACACTTACTAAAAATACCAAGCCAGCTAAAAATATGTTTCGTATCATTTCGGCCTCCCTAATTTGATTCTATCAATTTTACACTAGTGTTATACCAGTGATATTCTCTATATTATTTATATAGATAGTATTTGGAGTTAACAGCTCATACTCTTTTTCCAATTATATTAAACACTGGAACAAGTTTAAAGGTTTTTCTTCCATCATATGTTGTCAAGGTAATAGATATGACATACTCCGCGGCTTGCATTAATATTTCCATGTCTTTTCCCCAGATTCTATCTAGAATTATAACATATTCTCCATTAGGTTTTACATCACTGAATGTCCACCAACCCTTTACGTCATTTGTGCATCCAAATGTCATCGTATTGTGGTCAACGATTTCTGTGGTGCATTTTAGTTCTAACAATGGGGGAGGGGTCTCCACACCTTGTGGGCGCGGGGCGGTAAGAATTTCTTCAATAATGAACGTTTCTTTTTCGGGAACTGCTTCGGGAACTGCTTCGGGAAATTGAATAGGGTTTTTAAAACCCCAAGGCATGTCAGCCGCAACAGCAAGAGCATTAAAAACAGCGAGAACAATTATAGCTACGAGTAATCTCAATTTGATTGTGCGTACATATCAGATAAAATTTCTCTCCATTGGCTGTATTGTTCTTCAATATTACCAGTCAATGTAATAGTTCTATCTTCAATAGCAATAGTTCTTAGGACGACATCGTTAGCAAACGATTCATTTAATTCTTTGAGAGTTTCTCTCCTCATATCAGCTTCTGAACCCTTATTAAAGCCTTCTCGGGTTATTTGTGCTCCTATACCTATTATGCCGGCTCCCCCTGCTTGAGTTGCATAGTTACCGCCATTCACAGCAGTTGCCACACCCGCTACAATTAGTGCTCCGCCTATTAGTTTTCTTCTTAAAGATGTTGCATCAAGTTCTCTGATAGATACAGTTTCATTGTAGGCTACTTCTCTCCAGGAATCATAACTACCACGCATTTGTCTAGTGTACGTTACATAATAATCCTGGATGGTATCTATGAACATGTAGTCTCTGTCACGTATAGTTCGAATGTTAATCAATAGGGGATCCTCCTCGGCGGGAAGAGCTGTTAGTCTATAGAGACCCTCTCTATCTTGAGAGATATATTTATTAAACGCATCAGGCACAAAATCTTGTGCGAACTGTATCTCAGATATAGATCGAATATTTGTTATTTCAGTATTAGATAGTTCATTATTACGGAAGACTAATAAATCATTGGCTATTTTATTATAGATTACTTGGAAGGGGTCGTGTAGAGTACGGTTTGATTGTTCGTAGTTGAATTTACTGATTATTTCAGTATAAAGTTTATTATACCACTCTCTACCTGTTGAATCTCTTACTGCAATTTGCAGTTGCATTTCTTCACCATTAGAACGAATAATAGATCCATCTATATAAACGTCCATGATGATTCTATCAAGAGGTAGTAGATAAACTATACCCCAATTAGCAGAGCGTTGTAACGTATCCGCTAGTAAGAATGTTGAGTATCTAGCCTCTGCTATTCGTATGTCGCCATCAGTTACTGATTCATCACTCCCAATAAAGTTATCTAAGCCGGCATCCATTATTGTAACACCTACATCAAGTAGTAATTCTTCAGGAGTATTATCTCGACTTTGTACTATGGGTGTATATTCAGTTGTTTTGCTTGTGTGAGTTGCACAAAACGAAAGTAATAACATTATTGATATAATTAAAAGTTTCTTCATTTTTTGTCCATCAACAATAGTTGAGGGGATGTATGACCATATTTTAACTTTCATCTATTCCCCCACCAGCTCTTTAATATTTTCATCTGCGTCTTTTGCAATTCTTAGCCATGTGTCCGGTCTGTATCTCTCCCTGATAACTGTATTGTCAATCCTTTCCAAAGTTCCATCTCTAATTTCTATCATTATAGGAGAACCATCAACACCAAAAACCATTTGTGCAGTAGCCAATGCTAAATACTTGAGAGATTCCCAGTCCATTTCATTGTTAGTAATCTGCACCACTATCTGTTGAAGTTCTGTAGCCGCAATGTAAGTATCTGCCATAAAGAATCGTAAGTCATTACACAATCTTGCGCCTCTGATCCACAAGCCATATCTATCTTTCCTTAAACAACTATCATCTTCTGGAACGTAAATATGTTCTAATAATAATCGTCTGTAATTATCTATCTGATGTTCATTTCTACCCAATAGCCAACTAGTTCTTTCCCCAATACTTAAAGTCTTTTCCCAGGCCCCAATTTCTTTATTCCACGCCATATATTCTAATAGATAAGGGACTTGCTCAACAGAATATAATCCTTTCTCAACTCTAATTAGAAAAAGTATCTGTTCAAATAAGGCATAGCCTGCTGTGGGCTGTTGATTTTCAATAAGGCGTTGGGCTTCAGTCTGTAGAATATTAACTTCGGAGAAATCATACGGATCTTGGGCATATACCTTTGGTATAGAAAAGCATATTAAAATAATAAGGACATATATCAGTTGTCTTTTCATTCTGCTGGACCTCCGTAAGGCCTATTAAGTCTTCTCCTAGTATTTTAAAGATTGTCCTTTTAAATTACTACCTTAGTAACTTAATCCAATCAGTATCTTTATCCATTAGCCTACTGCCTGCCTTTAATATCTATTAAATATCTGATCAACAGAACAAGTTGGCTGGGACCTGCAAATTCTTAAATTATGTTGGAATAGCAAAGGTTCAACCCATTCAAATTCTGGTCCAGAATTTAATTCAAAGTCTGGGTAAATCTCTGTACCATTCAAATAATATACCAAGTCACTAGTACATCCTGTCAGCACAACTATAAGTAGTGCAAATATTGTCTTCATTTCTCTCTCTCCTCGTTTATATACATTTACAATAAATCCCATATCAACGGAAACATTAAACTTGCCAATGAAATATATAACCCGTATGAAATAATTGTTATAGGATCAAACGTAACATAAAACAATGCTCCAAGCAACCCTATTCCTGCCAATCCACTTTTAAATGGGAGATGGTGTTTATTGACCATTGTTCAGCCTTCGTAACCTATCGACTTTCAAAACATCTGATATTGCGACCATCTCGTTTAGCATCTTTTGCATCTCGTCTAGCATGTCATTGATTGCTATAGTCCTGTGCCAACTACAACAACATGAAACTTCTTCTCGTAAGTCATCTACTAACTGTTGAGTTCGTTCGTGTAACACAGCCGTTCGTTCGTGTTCAATCATTTTCTTCTTCTAAAATCCAAACATTTATATTAGTATTAAAGGTAGTCCCATAGTTATAGGAATCATAATTGCATGAACAGCTGGTTCGGGCAGTTTGTCTATTGTCTCAAAGACAATACAATTAGTTAGTAAGAATAATGGAAGTAGTCTAATCATTTTATCCTTTTTTACGTCCTAGTAATTCTTTCCAGTCTTCCACTGCTCCTATAATTAATATTCCTGTACAGACTATAATTATAAAAGATAGATAGACTATTAATATGTTTATAAGGAATTCAAAAAACATGGCTACCTCGTTATTACTTTTCCAGGTCCCACCCATTGAAAATGTGTACCATACAATTCATGTCCGCCCTCCCAATAATCCTCGGTGAAGTTGCAACTTGCTAGAAATAACATAAATATTACCTGTCTAGATTTCATTTATACCTCGTTCCTCCTTTAGTTTATCATAGCCTTCATCATCTAAATGGGTAATCGCCATCCAGTTATGAGTCATCTCATCACCTGTTCTACTACCACCAACCACCCATTGGTCTGGATCGGGGTTGTTGGGGTTGTTTTCTGTGTTGTCGTACCATTGTTTCAATACTATTACTGCTCCAGTAGGAAGTAATGGTGCTACATCCGAAGCAAATATATGACTGTGATGCCATGTTGCACTCCAATTTGATACTTGGCTTATTTGTTCAGTTCTGCCTGTTTCTGGATAAAATATTTCTATGCTGGCGGCATTCATTCTTAAATGTCCGTGTGGTTGCCAACTATCTATTCTCACAGGATGATCAAAAGACTTAAATCCTTGTGTCATGTAATATCCATGAGGTGGAATAACTATATCAGCCTGGTCTCCGAGTCTATATAAACTTAAATCTTGCTTATACTCACTCTCATAGTCTGGCTCATGAAACCATAATCCAATTTCAACTACATTATCTTTAATCATTTTTCCTTGTGCCATTGCTCCTACTCCGCCTGGGAACATATGAATATCCCAACGGACTTGTGCATTTGCTGGAAATGTCCTACAAACTCCTTCAGGGACTAATTCTCCCCACTTACCCATTGCATATTCAGTAAGCATTCCACCTTGCGACTCGTCTTCTAATATTATATTAGAATTAGCGTGGTGGACAACAGATTTAGCATGGCCTAATGGCTTGACTTGTACTGCTTTAATACATCTATCTTCTGTAACTCCAGAAGGTACAAGATGTTTATGCCACATGTCATTTCCATTGGCTGGAATATCTAAAGGTATTGAAGGGATAATTAGGTCGGGTTGGCCAAAATTATCTGCAAAATTCCATGCATCTAAGTCCCTTATTGGAGGTGAATGTAATATAATCGCCGTATCGGCATCTCCATATGGAGAGCCACTCCTTACCCAATTAACTATCGTGTCAATATCATTTTGCGGTAGTCTCCAATCACCTTGTAGGTCTTGAATACCAATACCGTGATCGTAAGCATAAGGTGGCATTTCTCTATTTGCTACCCTCATTTGGATAAGTGGTGCCCAGGGTCTTACTTGTTCATAAGACTCAAAACTCATTGGACCAATTCCACCTTCTCGGTGGCATACGACACAATTATGATATATTATTGATGAAACCCCATCAATGTAAGTTACTTCGTCCATCGCCCACGCTGAATTAGCCACAGTGGCTAAAAGAGCCACGGCTATGTATTTGTACATTTATGTTTTCCTTTCTGGTGGCGTATCAATTACGAGCGAATGCTCTGATACTAATATAAGGTTATCTTATATTCTTATATACTCTATTTATCTTCTGTATTGACATTGACTCTATTAATAAACGTTTCTTTACATTTAGAGTATTTGGATATGTCCTGTCCTTTAACATATCCTATAAAGGATATTGTTTTGCCTTCTGCGAGTGCATCCTTAGGTTCAAAGTCAGGTGATTGTCTGTACAAGTCATAGAAGAACTTAACAATGTTTCCTTTGTCTGTGAGTACTGCAACTAACAAACTATTAGTCCTGTTCATAAAACGAGACATCTTAACTGTACCAGAAAACTCGCATCTAGTTTTAAGTTCGCCTTCATAGTCTGATGTCTTGCGTAGACGTTGTTCCTGTTCTGCCCAAATATCATGCTTGTTATTGTTTCTAAATACGTTAGGTAACGAACCAACAATAGGAAGCCTATCGTCTCTACCCCTTAAATCGATATCTTCTGCGTTAATAAGATTAGTGATCTTTATTTCGTACTCGCTTAACTCACGTTGCATAGCCTTAAACACTAATCCTTCGAAGTAATCGACGATTTCGTCTGCTGTATTATAGTCCTTTTCAGTAATGGCACCAACTACTGACGTCTTTGGGTCCTTTAATGAATGGATTAATAGGCTAAAGTTAGCTTTCTCTCCTTCCTTTGCTTCATGCGATTTGATGTATTTAAACCCTTGATGTCTATCGACAGCAACAGCATGGGCAATAACTTCTCTTCCTGTATATAAATGCATAACCCCTTTCCTTATCTAGTATTGAATAGTTTCTGTCAACAATTTGTAAATATGTTCCCAATTTTTAACAACAATAGCATCTACTTTGCTATCCATGTTATGACCATGTTCCATCATCATGGTTTTAAATCCTACTTTGTTACCAGCCTTAATATTCAGCGGTTTGTCTTCAATCCAGTAGCAATCTTTGTACTTAGCATACCCTGCTAATTCTGCTAATACTTCATCTTTATCAGCACCAGTGTCCAAACAAATAACTCTCTCAAATGCGTCACCCATTAACTTTGCTAGGTTACGCTCTCTTAAATGTTGAGCATACGGATCTAAGCTCAGGCTTGTTACGGCAATAAACTTGTAACGATGTTTCTCATGGAGTAAATTAATATACCATTGGGCGTCTCTTAGTGGAGGCAAAAAGCCTATTGCGGCACTCTCATTAAATTGCTTAATAAGTTTATGTCCAGCATTTCTGCTCATGCCGTACCTGTCTCCCATGCTGTAGATGAATTGATATCCTTCTACTTTTTGATGGCCACGGTGTTCCATCCAAACACTAAAGCCTTCTTCCCAATCTAACACGACACCATCAATGTCTGTTATAATATATTTATTTGCCAATCTAATCCCCTATTGTAATGTTGGTCTATAGTAAGGTTCAATCTTGCTTTCACTTTCAGCAATAGCTTCTATCATACTTTTAAATTCTTCATCATTAAGAGTAGTTTTATAAATCCTTAAAGCCTGTGCCACCAAACTTCCTGCAATCATTGTGCTAGGATACTTCTCTTGAAGCTCTATAACCTTTTCAAATAAATCTTGATAACAATCGTTTAATTCTTTTAATTCTTCAGCCATTTTATCTCCTATGCTACAAAAGTTTCAGAACCACAACCAATCATGTTGTAAGATTCAACATAGTTTTTAATTTGCATGGTAATGTCTTCAAACCCCATACCAGCAACAATGTGAAATGTTCCGTTGTCAACATCTTCAACAACATCACCTATTGATAGTGAATGCATATCTCTGTAGGTATTAACTTTTCCGTCCTTACGAGTGAACGTTTTCATTTTAAAGTCAGTTACATAATTATCAAACACATCATCTTTTTCTGTGTCTTCATCGTAGTAACGACCATTAAGGATTGAAAATACTTCTTCTAATCCATCAACAACATAAGGAGTATCATCATCGCTATTTACAAGCGGACCTTCCTTGTTTACGATACAAACTTTAGTGAAGTGTTGGAAGTCAGTATCTTTAAATTCCACCTCATCTCTGAAAGAATGTCCAAGTCTCTTGCTCGCCTCATAAATTGGATATTTTGCTTCAGCACCAGAGTGACCAGTGTCATTGCTATTTACATAGTCAATAACTTCCTTGTTTAGTTTGATTTGAAAAATGTTGTACATAAAAAACTCCTACTGCTTTTATTGTTTAATATATATATTATACAGGATTTCGGAGGTGGAGTCAACCTTTTTTCTGCCAATAAAACTGGCAATTTAGGGTTCTAAGTGCTTGATTTGTTTGCTTTTTTAATTGCTCGGTCGCTTCTAATCACATGTTTTGCCATGTTTCTGCTACCTGTCATGAAATTTTGTACTAATTCTTCGGGTGTTAGGACTTTGCATTGGACCACCCGCTCTACTATATGGTATGGTTTACTATTGTCTTCTATGCAATCTATAATCAATTCTGCGGCATCCATTACGTCTATCATCTTCTCTAAATTAAGTGCATGTCCGACTGATCTTGCAAGTAGGGGCGAGTTAACAAAACTAAAACTGATGTTGAACATTCGTATTTGACAGTCCACACCATCTCTGAAACTGTTACGAATAATGAATTGAGCTTGTTCAAATTTGTCGTTTCCGTAAGTATTTAATCTCTTCTCTTTCGTTACTTGAGGTAAGTATCCTGCGATAGAACCTACATTAACAATTGTTTTAGGTTTCGCTTTCCACTCTTCGAATAGTGTAGTTAGTATCTTAGTTTGTATTTTGGGATAGTATGCATTGTTTACAAGTACGTCAGGGTCTTGTTCAATTAACTCTGCAATTATTTTGTCACCATCTTCTTCAGCTATGTTCCAGCCGTTGCTTTTTGAATAGCCAATAACTTCATCTTCTTTAGGACCTGCTAAGTCACACATGTTATAGACTGCTTCTCCTATTCCACTAGTGTGTCCTGTAATTGCTATCTTAGTCAAAGTGTTTCCCTAAGACATCATTTACTTTTTTAGTAGTTTGTTGTTCCACATTGTTAACATCGACTACAATAGTAATCTGTTTAACGTGAGCGAATGCTTGAATCATTGTTGACCAGGTCTTGCCAGGGGCAGTTGGTAAAGGATCTTTAAGTTCTGTATGATCCAACTTTGCTTGTGTTCCGTCAACAAACTCTAAAATGACCTGGTCAATAACTTCTACCGGTATCTCTGTAGGAAAGACTTCCTTGAGTAACGACTCAAACTTTTTATTTTTACTATGCTTCGCAACCAATAATATCTTCACGTCGTGAGCTGACACGTTATCTCCTTGTAACCCTACAGTTATTTGTTTTAACTGGTACTATACTGTATCAGTTTTTGGCGGTCGACCTGGGCCTCTCTTAGGCTTCAGTGCTGGTGCCATTTCGTATGCCTGTGCCAACTTGGCGGCGGCGTCTACTAACATTGCGTTTGCATCCGCTTCAATAAGTTCTGATTGTGTAATTAATCCTTTAGCAATTCCTTCGGGACTATTGTCATCATCAGCTACTGAAGGAACTTCAGCTATTTGCGATTCTGCAACTACCTCTTGAGCTTCGGTCTTCAACGCTGGGTTACTACCTGATTCAATTTGTCCTAACTGCTTATTAATTTCAGCTAGATCAACTTGTTGGTTAGGTAGTGGAGTTAATTTTACCATATTAACTGGTACTTTTAACAACTTGTTTCTTGAATGTAATGCTTCGAGCATATTCTCGCCGTCACTTAACCTACGTCTAAAAAATACTTCACTGATTTCGTTTGCCGATTGACCTTCAGGACTATCTACAACAGACATAACGTCATCATGTAGTTTTCCTTCTAAGCCATCGCTTACACAAATTAGTGCATTACTAGGTTCCTCAGGTAGTGCTCTAAAAACTACTACGCAAGGCTTTTCGCCATATATTCCGACATGTTTTACCATCTTAGCCATAATCTATTCTCCTGCAGATGCGGCACCCGGTGCTTCTGCACTGGCTCCGTCTGCGTTTTCTTTTTGTGCGGCGGCATCTTGTGCATTTTTAACTGATCCTAAAAATGCTGTTAATTTATTAAACAATGCGCCGATTGGTTCTAATTCTCCACCTCTAAATGCACCCCTACTTGATGCTAGGTCAATAATCTGTGCCAGGCTGTTCAAGTCTACGAGTGAAATACTCTCAACTACGTCCTCACCTGCGGTTGTTTCTGGGTTAGCTGTTTCTGTCTGCTCAACAACTTCTTCAGCAACCTTACTTTGTGCTTTTGCCATTTTTACTGCTCCTGTGTTTATATGTATAAATGTTTCGTACAGCAATATTTATAAATAAATGTATATTTAATTGGAATTAATTGGTTAGTTTTTAGACTTTTCTTACCACAATGGTACCATAGCGGTCCATTCCAGCATGTTCGCACCCAATTCGATCTATAACTTTATTGACAAGTTCAATCATGCGTTCACTGTTACCACACATAATTGTAAGTGGTACTCTAGATTGATTCATTAATATAAAGTTTTCGACTATAAGGTCAACGTGGTAGTGTCTTACACCATGTAGGTCAAGCGTCATCTTCAAATGAAACGAAGTCTTGTACTACTCCGTTGCCATCGATAACCACTCCACTAACAAATCCGCCTTTACCCGAGCCAGTGTCTGTAAATATCACAGTACCACCTTGCTCGTTTTCACTTACTACGACTTTGTTTATGTTTGAATCAAAAGCAGGCTCTTCCTGAAATGGACTTCTATCGTGTCCAACTATAACAGTTTTGCCTTCTGGTACTGATCCAGTCCAGCCGTAGGATCTGTGTGGGTACATTTGTCCGAATCTTTCAACCAAAGGCAAATTCTTATCCATCTCACCATACAAAAATGTTCTCTTAACGTTCTTGTTGTCAATACCATCCCAAAACTCTCCACTAAATCCTGCGTGAGTTATGTAAGTGTTTCCAATAGAAATATAAGGTTCCATTTTGGCATACAATTCATTCCACTCTTCTAATACTTCAGGGTCTTCTAATGCATCAACAGTACCTTGTTGGCTCACACCAATTATTACATCGTTGCCTTTAGTATACCTGTGTATTTTGTTATCGTGATTTCCTTCTATGAATAGTGCATTAGGTAATGAGTTAGCAAGTTTAATAACTTCTGCTGGGTTAGGGCCATAGTCAACTAAGTCACCAACAAATATCAAGTCCAAGTCTTTACTCGTAGCAAAATCGACGACTGCTGTCATCTGCTTAATCTCGTTATGTATGTCTCCTACGACTAAAAATCCCACTGCCTAGCTCCTTACGCTATATACATATTATAGCAAAATCCATGGTGTATGTCAAGTTATTTCCGTTATTTATACGATTCTAGGGTGCCTTTTCGCACTAAATCTGTGCTTACACAATGCGGTCCGCCAGCTAATGTCCTCATATGACGCATCTGAACTGGTACTGTATCCACACCATATTTGTTCATTGCTCTCATCAAACCTACTTCTTCACTTGGTACTATAACTGTATTTGGATCAATACTAAGTGTATTCATACCTATCCATGCACTTGCTGGTGCATAGTTTTCTAAGCAAGGCTGTCCAACACACATCTCTTCTGTGTACCAAATCTTATCCCAACTCTTAAATAGCTCAGGGACTTTATCCTTGTCTACTCTAGTAGCATTTAACACTACAAGACCAGGACGTAACGGCATAATAGTACTGTCTACATGAGCCCAACTGTATAAATCGTGCATCATATGAACGTTAAATGCGTCTCCGAGGGTGTTTTGTAGCCATTGAGCACCTTGTTCGTTACCTGTATTAGATATCAAATACATTATATCGTACCCACATCTAATTAAGTTAGCAGGATCTAAAATAGGCTCGTTGTTATTTACACTAGGATCTTTGCCTGGCTGTAACTTAAACAGGTTATCTTGTAGCATGGGCTTAGGCATTGGTAGCCATCTAGCACCTTGCATACTCTTCTCTTTGAATAGTTTGTTGAACAAGAATGTTTCGTGGTACCTTGCTCGTAAACTCATAGCACCTTCTATTATAGTATCACTTATAACAGTAACACTATCACGCGGACAGTATGCTTCGTATTGTGTTGACTCCCATAGACCATTACTTACAGTACTAGTGAAGTCTATGACGCTTGTATCAGGTCTGTGAACCGTTACTCCTGCTTGTTCTAGTACAGATACTAATCCTTCTAGATCCTCTTCAGCTTCTTTGTATACATGCTCGGGATATCTTCCCTTGGGCAATTGTGCATACTCTTCTGAAGTTAGGTTAGCATAGTTTGTAGCATGGTGACTTATATCGTTATCAGGTATGTTGGCATTTATTGCCGTCCCGATAATTATCTCTTTAAGGGGGTCCCACTCATTGCAGGACCATATATGTTTATTAGGTATTTGTAAACTCATCAGCAATATTTATACTCGTTATTGCTGGAGCAGGAACAATATCTGGTGTAACATGTTGCCTTGCTAATATAATATCGGATTCACTAGAAAGGTATACAAGCCATCCATCACCATGTTTCGTAGTACACCAGGCCCCAGTTGCATAATCGTCTAGTAAATCTATAACGTCATCACTGTTCGTATACCATTTGTTGATTAACATTGTTGACATGAGCTCAGTGCCTTTTAACAGGGTGAACTCATCTAGTGTTAGTCTATGGAACTTTTCAAACGTATATACATCAGGCATTTCTACCACCACTTATATTTTTCTGGTACTTTTGATTTAATAGGTCCTAATAGTTTCTCTTCTATAGGTCCAATAAACCAAGGTCTGGGTATAAACCAACCTAGTACAATTCCTATTAAAATAATAATTAAAGTATTCATATTTCTGTTTTCCTAAATGTTTCAGTCCAAGCAGTAAATACTTCCTTTGCTTGGTCTTTTGTTAAATCGTAATTTTCTACTAGCCAACTAGGGGCTCCGAACATATTCATTTTTCCAGAAGCCCTAATTGCATCTAGTATGTGGAAATATTCACTGTTATCTACTTCCATCATTTTTCTTCTCCTTGTTTAATTAAGCATCCAAACTATCAAACTGAATAATACAATGTAAGGAGCAAGTTGCCACCCTAACTTAATAAACCCAGAGATAACACCGAACACAATACCGAATACCATTCCTAACATAATCAACGGTACCATTATATTCCAAATATCAATAATCATTTTTGATCCCTCTCATATGGAACAGTTATACCAAATGGTGCGATAGGTACGTTACCACCAAAGCCTCCACCGTGTACGATAAATAATGTATCACAGTAATTCTCATCACCCCAACTGTTCCAAGGATAACCATCTGTAAACATTACGAACTTCTTAGGCACTATGCCTTCTTCTTTGAAGTAATTAAAACATACCTCAAAGTCAGTACCGCCGCCGCCACCTGGCTCGTACTCCAAAAACTCGGTCATATTGTGTTCTGTAAACACTTGTGGATTGTGTACCTCAGTATCAAAGCAGAACAAATGTATACGGAAGTCACTGTATTGATCCATAATGGCTTTTGTTTCACTAAGGATATCTCTAAGCATTTCATCAGTCATCGATCCTGACGTATCAATAGCAAGTGCAATATCAATTGTATCTTCTCTATCCATACCAGGTAACCAAATGCCACTGTCCAATCCTTTACGTGAACATTGATTGTAACTGTAGTCAGATCGCATTACACTTTGTATTTGCTGTGGTAGTAATTCTTTCCAAGTAAGTTGTGGGTTAACCAAATCATCTACAAGACGTTTGATACCACCCGGTAAGTTACCAGCGCCAGCCGAACGTGCCGCTTGTACTGTAGCATTCTTAAATGATTCTTTAATATTCTGCTTTTCTTCTTCTGTGTATCTAACTGGTCCTTCGGTTCCGTCATTAACGTTACCTTTACCTTGTCCACTTTGTTCGTCATCACCATCTGACATATCTAAATGAACATCAAGTGTAGTACCATCTTCAAACTCTTTCTGTTCTTCTTCCATTTGCTTGAACAAGTCAGCGTATACTTCTTCACTAGTCCATTTACGATATTTGTAATCAAATAGTATTTCGACCAATGTAATTCTCTCACCAATATTACCTTCTACTAGATCCATATTTACTATATAGTCATTAGCAATGTTCCAAAGCATAGGGTTACGATCTCCACGTCTTCCAAAGTGATCGTAAACACAATGCTCTACTTCGTGTCCCCAAAGGAAAACTAAGTTAGGTATTGATAGTGCTGAAATAAAGTCTTTATTGTAGTAGAAATACTTGCCGTCTGTAGCGGCAGTTGGACACCATTTACTAGCATCCTTAAATTCTAAACGACATGCTAAGTTACCGTAGAACGGACATTGCAATAACATGTTAATACGAGTTGAAATAAGTCTGTCTTCAACTTCCTTATCAGTGAGCTTGGACGGTGGAATACTGGCTATTGCCTTGTGAGCTGTGTCACTTGGTGTACCTGTTATTTTTGGTCCTTTCACTTCTAATGTATCTGTTTCAAATGACATAAAAATATCCTACAATTCCTACTTAATATACACATATTATAGCACCTTAGCACCTTGGAGTCAACCTTTTTAACCAAAAAAAACCCTGCCTTTTGAGCAGGGTTAAAAACTTATTGCTGTTAGGTTGTAGGAGTAACACGGTACGAGTATAACTTTCGTTACTTCGTTCCGGTGTAGGATACAGCAACAGTTTTTTTTCTCCTTATGCCGTTTGAGGGAACAAGTATTTCCAATACCTTTCCTTAAACTCTTTTTTGCCTTGGAGTTTTCTAGGCTTAATATCTATGTCGTGGTCACTAAGAACACTTTTAGCACTAAAAATAACTAGCTCTGGTTCAAAGTTATCCATTATAAAGTCAAAGAAGTAATCAACACCTTTGTCAAATGCCGGTTCATCATCAGCATTATAAAGTGCCGCTAGTTCGTAGCATAGCCCAATTGCAAATGAGTACTGAGCTGACTTTTCTTTAACTTCAAGCTTCTTAACTTTACCTGTTAATACATCTTCTGGGTTAGGTAGTTTTGAAGCAACCTTTCTGTGTTCACAGAACTTAATAGCCATTCCTTCGCCAACTGCTCCAGCAATTTCTGCCTTCTGTTCAAAGTCTTCAGCTTGTTCAAAGTCTTCATCACTTAAAATTTCGCTTACGAAAGTCCAACTACGTGGTGTAGCAAATGATTGACTTGATGTCTTAGGATCAAAGTCAAATAAATCTGCTTTACTATATGTTAAGTACCCAACAACATCGTGGTGTACCTTGTTATTAACAGCCCAAACACTCCAATCTTCAAAATTGATGTCCATGTTAATGTGTCTGAATCTGTTAGCAAGTGGACTAGGCATTCTATAAGTAACACCTCTATCAGTCTCTCTGTTACCAGCCGCTACAATCCTAACATTCTTAGGAAGTTTGTACTGACCAATTCGACCATTGAGGACTAACTGGTAAGCCGCCGCTTGTACACTTGGTGGTGCTGAGTTTAATTCGTCTAAGAACAATACAATTATGTCATACATATCTGCAAGTTCTTGTGATGGAAGGTCAGCCGGTGGTGCCCATTCCATTTGATTTGTATCTGGGTTACGGAACGGATAACCTCTAAGGTCGGTTGGTTCCATTAATGCTAGGCGCATATCAATTAAAAGTGCATTGCCTAACTCACCTGAGTCTACAATACCTTGAACTAATTCTGATTTGCCAATACCTGGTGCTCCCCAAATAAATATTGGTCTTTTTGCCTTGAAGGCTCTTTTTACAATATTTTGAGTTTGACTGGGTCTTACTGTTAGTGTGTCCATATAATTACTCCTACGAAATTATGTTTTATTTTTTCAACCTATGCACATATTATACTAAAATTAGTACCCAATGTCAACCTTTTTCATCCTTTTCAGGGGTAAATTCTAAAAATACCTGTTCTAGCTTGATTTCTAGGGCCTTTAGGCGCTCTAGAGATAGAGAATTATGAAGATTATGCATGGTGTATTCAATTTCCTTAGTAAAGTCAAAACATGCATCGAATGATAGATCCAATTCGATCATTCGTTTGTGTAGCTCTTCAGGACTAAAATCACTAATAACGATCTCATAATGAGTGTCTTTCTCCGGTTTGGAAGGAAACGTTAGTACGTTATCCTTTGGATCATCGCCATCTTTGTCTTTAGTCATGCATGTATTATACGATTATTTGTGGTGCTTGTCAACCTTTTGACCCAAAAAAAAGCACACTCTCGAGAAAGTGTGCTTTTAATTTATTTCCTATCTATCTATTAAGTATAGAATTGATATTCAACTGTTGCCGTTACTGCGCCGGAAGTTGGAACACTCGCTGTGCTTCCATTTGACTGCTTAAAGGAACAACTAACTGTTGCTCCGCCTGCTACAGTACTTGCACCTAAGTCAACAACATAAAGACCAGCTACTGTTGGATCGTTCTGAGCCACAAGCATTAAGTCATTAGTTCCGTCATTAACAACAATACCATCAACGCTACCGCCAGCAAATGCTGTACTAACGTTAAGAGTAAGTTTTGAGCCTAGGTAAGTTCTACCAGCTGTATTTGGCATAGTACCAATGTTAAAGGAACTTGCTGACGAGTTAGCTGTAAAAGTAGCTCTTAAAACAGTATCATCTACTGCGGCTACTTGTGAGTCAACGTATGCTTTAACTGATTGCTGTGTTGGAACAAGAGTAGCACTATCGCTAGCCATGTTATCTTCATCAACAAATGCTGTTATAGTAATTGCACCATCGCTTAAACTTGCGTATGTAACTGTTCCAGAAGCTAATACATCACTAACTTTGATGCCTGCATCTGCTAAAGTTAAAGCGCCAGTTGCTGTACCAACCGCTGTAGTTGTAGCAAAAGCAAATTTGTCTTCACTTTCGTCCCAACCCATAAAGCCGTTGTTACCAGTACTACCACGTTCTAGTATAATACCAATATCACTAGTGTTTGCACCAGCTAATCCTGATTGTAATTCAATCAAGGTATCTGTTATTGAAGTGTTAGTTGAACTAACTGAAGTAGTTGCACCGTTAACAGTTAAGTTACCAGATAATACTAAGTCAGTAGCGGCAATATTAGTTACGCCAGTTATTGCACCAGCATTTATACTTGCCGTTCCGTCAGTTACCGTAGTACCTGTAACAGTTGTTGCACTTAAAGATGTTAATCCAGTTACGTTAGTATCCAAGTTAACTGTCAATGTGTCAGTTGCACTTGCTACTGTAGTAATGTTAGTTCCACCTGCAACGTCAACTGTGTCTCCGCCTGCTACAACTTGTGAACCTGAATCACCTGTTAGTGTCCAAGAAGTACTAATTGCCGCAGTTGAGGCTGATGTTAATCTACCTTGTGCGTCTACAGTAATTACTGGAATAGCAGTTGTACTACCATATGATCCAGCTGATACTGCTGTTGCGTCTAGAGATACTGTTACTGTATTAGATGCACCTACTGTCGAAATACCTGTTCCACCTGCAATGTCAAGTACTTCACTATCTAAATCAATTGATAATGCTCCACCTGAATCACCTTGGAAGTCTAAGTCGGAAGCCGTTACAGCCGCCGCGATTTCAGTATCAACGTATGCTTTAACTGATTGCTGTGAAGCGACAAAAGTTGCACTATTGCTAGCCATATTGTCTTCATCTTTAATATGAGCGGCAATACTTGTTACTGTTGCTGAACTTCCTGAAGTGTTTTGATTACCTGTCGCGTTAACTCCTGGCAAGTTAATATTTGCAGAACCATTAAATGATACTCCACCTATTGTTCTTGCTGATGCTAATACTGTTGCTCCAGCGGCTAATGTTGCTGTATCTGCATTACCCGTTACATCACCAGTTAAGTCTCCAGCAAAGGATCCAGCTGTCATAAGTCCTGAAACTGTAGGAGCGTTAACTAATCCAATAGTAATAGCGTTATCGCTAACTGTTGTTTCAATTTCATTCGTTGTTCCAGCGAAATTAAGTGTATTAGTTCCAATTGTAACACCGTCATCTGAGCCACTGTCTGCACCAATTGTAAGTACAGTACTAATAGCGGCAATGCTTGTGTCAACGTATGCTTTAGATGATTGCTGTGAAGGAACATGAGTAGCACTATTGCTAGCCATATTGTCTTCATCTTTAATGTGAGCCGCAATACTTGTTACCGTACCAGATGATCCTGATGCATCTCCAGTTACGTTACCAACTACTGCACCAGTATGTGTGCCTTCTGTATTTGCTTTAACAGTTGCTACAGTATAACCTGTTGCAGTTATATCAACTGTGTTTCCTGTAATAGTTTCTTCTGAAGCTGTAAAGAAGTGGAACTTACCATCGTTTGCATCACGGAATAAACCAGTTGCAAGATCGTCTGAACCATCATTATACTTACCAAAGAAACCAATATCAACTGCATCAGAAGCGTTACCAGTAGCATATGATACTAGTGAATCTTGTACTGCCATGCTAGTTGTATCAACTGTAGTATTCGTACCGTTAACTGTAAAGTTACCAGAAACTGTTAAGTTACCACCAATTGTTGGATTAGTTACTAATCCTACTTTGATTTTGTTAGCACTTACGATTGTATCTACTTCGTTTGTAGTACCTTCGAATGTTAAAGTCTCTCCACCTGCTATGGTATCATTTGAACCTGTGTCTGCCGCAACGTCAAATGATGTTGCGATTGTAGCAGTAGAAACTGCTGTAACTAGACCTTTAGCGTTAACTGTAATGACAGGAACACTTGTGGTTGAACCAGCGGATCCTACGTCAGTGTTAACTGTTGCTAAAGTAGCCACACCAGTAACGTTTCCGCTACCATTGAATGTGGCAGATGTCCATGTAACATCTCCTGTACTACCAATTGTTCTGCCAGTTGTTAAAGTAGCCGCGGAACCTGAGGTATTTTGATTACCTGTCGCGTTAACTCCTGGTAGGTCGATGTTTGCGGCGCCTGTAAAAGAAACGCCACCGATTGTTCTTGCTGTTGCTAAAACTGTTGCTGTGTCTGCATTACCTGTTACGTCACCTGTAATGTCTCCGACAAAATTCGAAGTTGCAGTAATTGTAGTTCCACCAATTGCCGCTTTAGTGTTCGCACCAATTACGGTTGCGTCAATAGCACCGCCATTAATGTCCACAGATGTGTCAGCCTGTGTCGACATCGATCCCAGCCCTAAAGCTGTTCGACCAGCACTCGTAGAAGCCGCGCCTACTACCGCTCTTCCCGTTGCTGTAATGTCTGTTGCACCAAACGTGTTTAAACCTGTAGTATAAAGCATTTTGTCTGCCGCAACGGTCGTTAAACCAGTTCCGCCTTTAACAACGCCGATTGCTGTACCCGCCCACGTACCGGCCAGTACGGTTGCGAATTCAATATCTTCTAAACTACTACCAGAATCTTTAACTTGGAATTTGTTGTTGGATTTGTCATATACCATGAACCCTCCGCCTTTACCAAATTGAATATCTGCGGCTACACCTTTGATACCAAAGTTTTTTATGTTCGCCATTTGTGTTACTCCTTAAGGATTAAATTTATCTATCTATAGATAGTATGCAGAAGGAATTATTCCTACTGTAATACTAGTTGTATTTATACTAAAGGTGTTAGATCCACCGGGCTACCGGCTAGTTATAATAACAAGTTTTAAACATAGGTTACAGTAACTACGAAGGCGCCCGCAGTGGCTGATCTATGGGAGATCTTAGATTTAAGACTGAGGTCAACTGTTTGTACTGCTGGGTATAAGTAATTTGGATTAGCAGTATAAGTACCAGTAGCTGACAAATCACTTTCATCACCAGTCATAAACTGATCTAAGTCACTTGCTGTACCAACTTCTACTGTGGGTTCTGTACCACCTGAGTAGTTACTTAATGCCGTGGTAACTTCAACACTAACATCTACAATTCTAGCACCAGGTGAGATGTTTGCTAAGTTAACAGTTTCAATTCCACCAAAGCCACCGCCTGGTGCAGAATAGCTGAAACTAATTGTTTGGGCATCAGTTGCCGCACTATCTTGGTTACCTACTTCAACCCAAATAGAACCATTGTAAATAAATAGACCCCATTCACCGTCGCCAGCGTCAGTAACATAAGCCAAGTCACCACCTTGAGCAGTTAGTCCACCACGAGCCGCTATGTTAGCAACTATAGTAATACCACCACTCCTTACGCCATGCTCAATATATAGTCCTAATGGATATTGTCCATTGTGTGTACTATAAATAGATAGGTCACCTGTAGGAGTTCCCACAGTATCTGCTAAGTCAATTGGTCCGCCGTCTGCTCTAGCAATATGTAAAAAGCTACCTGATGTGGCTCCAGTTGATAAAGGTAAACCAGTAACACTACTCGATCCACCAAATGGATTACCATTTGCATCAGCAGTAGTGTTGGAAATAGTTACAGCATTACCATTTGCTTCGTTTAATCTTAATTGTCCTGAACCTAATAAAGTAACAGACAAGTTTGCAATGCCTAATGCCTCAATTGTATTCTTAATATCTGTAGCATCTGCAATGCCGGCTCCGTATGCAACATTTCCACTAGGGCTAGTTATTACGTTTGCTATTCCGTCTCCACTACCAGTACTAATAGTACCTGCAAATGGTATGTATCCACCTAGTATTCCATAATTATATGTGCCTGTATCGCTAGTTACTGCTGTAGGCTCTGGCTGTGTACTAGCTGTTACATAAGTGTTAGCCGTGCCGTTAATGTCAGATAAGATGGTAGAAACAGTAGAACCAGTAAAGGTTACGTTAACTCCATTGATTTCTAATTGGTCACTAACTGTTCCTGTTGCTGTAGCATTTGAACTAGTAACTGTTGTTTCAACAGAGTTTTTAATTTTTAAAAATATAACTTTACCTGTATCTGTAGTAGTTAAATCTCCGTCGATGTCTGCATATATGTAGTTACCAACTACTCCTGGTAATGCAGGATTGAAATCTACAATTTGATTTTGTGGCATTATTGCAAATTGATTAGGCCCAGGTCCAATAACACTAATTACACCAATTGTTCTTGACATAGTAGCCGCATTTGCCTTAGCAAAGTCTCCAGCTTCAGTGACAACAATTACATCGCCCCTGGAAAAACCATGAGCTGTCTTTTCTAATCTAAAGTTTTCAGCAGGATTAAAGTATTCAAACCTACTAGTTACGTTTGGGTAAAAGTCTGCACTGACAACACTTACAGGCAACGGGTCAATAAGAGGCTTACCTTTTTCGTTAAGCGTAAATAGTAGTGCTGTACCTGGTACGGAAAAAAGCGGACTACCTGCCGAACTTCTAAATGTATTATATCTTAATACATCTTCTACAATGCAAGTAACGGCAGTTGCTGACTTGGCACTTACACTTACAATTTGCATACACTTGCCGTCTTGTGAGCCAGCAATCCAATCGCCAACTGCTACGTCAAGTCCGTTATATTTTTTATGTGCTCTAGTTTTATGTGAACCATGTGAATATTCTGTTACAGTCATTACCAACTTGTATTGATAAAACTTAGGACTGGCACTTGAACTCCACCACGGGTCGCCGAGACCGTCATCGTGAGGCCAATACTTTTCACCTGTTGCAGAAGTAACACTTAATTGTAATACTTTTGCTGGTTTATATACGTCTAGTGTTGCAGTTGATCTCTTACTAATTACATCGCCCATCTTAACTTCCCATTACAAAGTAAATCCAAGCATGACTAGCTTGTCCAAAACTACTACTTGATCCTGTTTCAGACCGTGTCAAACTCATTGTTATTTCGTTTGTGCCTAAAGATCCATGTGGAGTACCAGTTCCATCCATTTTTAATGTGGTGTTAATTACATTCTGTATCATGCTCTTGATGTTATATTCACTTGTTGATTGGGAATAACCATAAGCTGTAATGCCTAGTGGGGGTCTATCGTAGTTACTGTCAAAATGTAATTTTATTTCACAACTGTTTGATGCCGCATTATTTACTGTAACAGTTCCTACGTTAGAACTTTTATCACTAATACCGCCAGTGCCTTGAGTAGTATCAATTGCTCCTGCCGATGTGTAATATAGTTTAAAGTATTCATATGAAGTACCTGATCCACCTCCTCCGGAAATGTTTTGTTCAGTTACACCAGTTATTCTACCTTGTTGGTCTATTGTAATACGTGGGCTTTTTGATGAAGTTCCATATGTACCTGCTGTTACAGCCGTATCTGCTAATGTAATAGTTGCACTTCCACTTGTTGCTCCACCGGTTATACCTGTACCTGCTACAACTGCTGTAATATCTCCAGAACCACTACTTACTGTTGTAAATGTAAATGCACCAGCACCGTTTGTAGTTAGTACTTGTCCGGAAGATCCGTCTGAGCCTACGTCTGTTAATCCTAGTAAAGTAGTTGTTCCGGCACCACTGGCAATTGCACTTGTTAAGTCAACGTTACCTGCTTGTCCTGTTAAACTAATTACGTTTCCGCTTATTGTTAAGTCTTGGCTATCTGTTTCACTTGTTAAGTATGAACTTAAATCAGGTGGAG